CTGAGTTAGACGCAAGCTTTGCATCTGTAACTTGAGCAGGAGCTATGTGAGAAGTGTCTATAGATCCATCTACAAGTTCACTCGAATCAACTGAGTCAGCCGCGAGTTCAGATGAAGTTACAGAATTAGCAGCTAAATGCGAAGCATCTAAAGGTGAACCAGCTATAAGTGTTTTAATTTCACCTACTGTTTGATCTGCGGTGGCTGACGCTTCTATGCCATTAAGCTTAGTATGATCAGCATCAGTAAATACATTACTATCGGTAGCATTATCTACAAGGGTTCTAATTTCTGCGGAGGTTTGATCTGCGGTGGCTGCGGTTTCAATACCGCTTAATTTTGTTTTTTCAGCATCGGTATATGCGTTGGTATTTGAGTTACCTTCGTACAGAGTTTTTATCTCAGATGCTGTTTGGTCATCTTTAGCATTAGTCTCTATAGTGTCGAGTTTTGTACCATCTACGGATACATCTCTTCCATCTACAGTTCCTGTTGTTGCTATATTTTGTGAGCCAAAGTCTGGAGAAATTTTAGTTCCGGCAATAGCAGCTGATGCATTGACATCAACGTTTACTATTGAACCATCAGTTATCTTTGCGGAATTAACTATCCCGTCTTTTAAATCAGATTGTCTTACTAACTGTGAGTCTTCTTGAGCTGCATATAATACCTGTGTCTGGTTATTATTTAAATCACTAGCTCTAATTGAAGAGCCCGCAGCGTATACTGCTTGAGCTGCATCAACGTTAGTATTTCTATAAATATGTATGCTAACACCGCTACTTGGAGCTGAGTTAAAGACAATATTTGTATTAGAAATGGTGTAGTCATTATTTGTTTGACCACTTGAGTTTTCAGTTTTTAATACGTTATCAAGTTCTACTTTGACAGCCGTATTTGCTAGATATGGAAATGTAAAGGCAAAGGTTGTAGTGGAACCATTGCCTGTATAAAAATGTTCAGTTGTCGCCATTTGTATTTACAAACGATTATTTATTTAGTTGGCGAGTGGATTATCTGTAAGGGAGTATGACTCCATATGGATTTGTAATATCTGCTGTCTCATTGAATGATCTATTATTTTGTATAGTTAATCTTCTACCTTCTGCATATAGTTGCATTGCTTCTGGATCATTTTTTATTTGTGCCCAAGCCTTTGCTCGTGCATCTGTAAATAATCTCGCTATAAGTCTATTATGAACATACGCTGTCATGGGATTCATTTCTCTTCTACCAGAATTTCTATCCCGATGCATTTCTTGTATTGATGCTAGTACCTTTGGATCTTTAGCTAGTTTATTTAATTTAGCTTCTAGATTTTGATCACCTATACCTTTTTGAAGCATAGATCTAAGGCGTGGAGATTTACTAAGATCTAATCCATCTGGAGAAGAGTAGGCTGACATTCTCATGTCATAACCACTTTCAAATAAAAGTTTTCTACCAATACCTTGATCTAGATTAAATTGAACAGGACTAAACATATTAAACATACGAGTAGGAAAATCCCAATCTTTAATTGGTCTACCATTTAACATGTCGTACTTAGTAGGCAATCCACCTTTAGGATCTAAACCTTCAGCGTATAGGTTTCTATTTCTTATTGATTGCCATATTCCAGAATTTAACTCTTTCATATGTGGATTAAGAAGTTTACCCATTTCATTCCTTAGTGAAGACATAGGCATTGTGTTGTTAGCTAACCCAGCAATAATTGATTCCCAACTTCCAGGTTTTCCAGCAAACAAGTCTACAAACTGTTGCATACCGGCTAAGTAAGATTTACTTGACACAGCTTGCATCATTACAACAGCTAATTTTTGTAGATTATTTTCTGTCCATTCTTCTCCCATTAATTGACTGTGATCTCCAATATCAGCAATAGTTGAAAGTATTAAGTTAAATGGTTCAAAAGAATCATAACTAACTTGTACTCCACCGATACTTATGGTTCTTGGTTTATATCCACCATCAATCCATAATTGTCTTTGCTTCCTATCCGTTGGTCCATTACCTGTAAGACCTCCATTCATAAAGTGAAGAGATGCCATTGAAATAACTGACCCACCTATTGCTAGTCTTCCTATTTGTAGAGCTTTAGCATTAGCTAAATCTTCAGCAGATTTAATACCATACTTACCTACTTCTCCTAAATTATCAGGAGTAGCAAAACGAATATCATTAAATTCTTTAACTAACAGGTTAAATCCTGGGGTATGTTTAGCAGTAAGAGTTAGACCGTTAACACCTGTTCTTGCAAATAAAAAGAATGGTTTAGCCCAAGGAGCTTTATCAAATGCATCTTGTAAACCTTTTGAGAATCCCTCTAAGTCAGTTGTAAGAGTAGCTTCTTTCTTAGCGTATAAAGTAGCAGCATCTGTGATATTGCCTTCAGCATCTGTTATGCCAGCATAGAATTTATTTTCTGCATTCTTTAATAAATCAGGAGTAATCTCTGTAATCTCTCCCGCATCAAATTGATTCATTGCAAAACGCATAGCTTTTTCTTTTGCTCTTGCTCTACCTAAAATGAAACCAAAAGTCTCATCAGTAGCTTGCATTATCTTTGTTGAGTAAGTAAAGAAAGAATTATTGTTTAAAGCTCTAGCCATGTTTGCTGTTCTGTATGCAGCTTGATCACCAAAACTTGCTTGTCCACTATTTTCTATCCAATCACCAAGAATATCCCAAGTCTCTTCCTGTTTTGAATATTCTGAATATCTTGTCTGAATACTTGAAACATCTCCTGACCAGTAAGAATTAAGCTTACTTTTAAATAATGTCCATGCTTCAGGAATAGTTTCCATCATAGAACTCATTGCAGCTAAAGAAGCACGTTGAGTTGTTCTATCACCTGTTAATGTTGCACCTACTATCTGGGAAAATGGTCTTAAGAACGTAGCCGTACCAGTACCCATAATTGCTCTTACTGGAGTTTTAGGACCACTAAGAACACTATGAATCATCATGCCCTGTAGTTCTTTAGTTAATACACCAGTCTTTTTACGACCTCCAAAATAACCACCTTTTAAAGTTTTCTTAATCCAATTATCAAAGTCAGTTAAGTTATGAATTTCATCAGACATTGATATAACTTCATGAATAGCTCTGAATAAACTATCGTCAGCATCTGTACCAGCTGCTTGCATAGCAATTCGCCAAGAATTTTTAGTTTCATCAATAAAGTTATCAACTTCGATTTTTATATCTTTTGCACCTAATCCTCTAAATTCAGCAGATTGAGTTGCTTTTGATAATTTTATCTGAGTTAAACCAGCAATTATTTTTTCATACATTGCACGAGAAGGACCATCAACATCTGCAATATCTGCTATGTCTATTAGTTCTCTACTTGCAATACCAGCATCTCGTATTTCTCTCATAAGAGATCCAACAACTAAATCAGCTGCTACTACGTTTGCAGATTTCCAAACCTCTCTACCGTCTATACGGTTCATGTCAACATCAAACTGTCTCCAAAATTCTTCTGTTGTTAAATCAGAAGCATTTCTACCTTCAAGGATTTCTCTAGCTTTTTCAGCTGCATAACCCCATTTCTCTGCAAGTGATGTACCTTCTTTCTTAGCTATAGCAATTTCAGCTTGAATCCTATCGTCAGACATGAACTCTTTAAGAACTCTCTCGACTTCTGCTTGTGCCATATCAGCACTCATGGCAGTTCTTTCTACCTGTACAGGTGTATGTAATGAATCTGTTGAACCATTACGAGAACCATAATCAGTATTTATTCTTCTACGTTGATAATAGACATCACCAGCTCTACCATTAGAGGTTGGAGCAGCTTGCCAAGAATCTGTCATAGGATTATTTTTATAGCCACCATATTGATCTGGTCTTAAAGATTGTGCTTGTAGTTGTGCTTTCTCACTTACTTGTTCATTAACGTTTTGCTCTCTTTTAATAGCTCTGTTAAATGCATCTTCTTGTCCATCGGTAGCTGTTACCTCTTGCGGTTTCCACGATGTTATTTCTTCAATCTGTGCTTCAATCTCTCCAAATTGTTCTTGAGCTTTAGTTAGTTTATTAAAGTCTTTTGCTTTACCAGCTTCTTGTATGTCTATTCTAAACTTATTTAATTTGGCTTTTAAAAATGGCAGCTGATTGGCATTCGGATGATTCATCTGAACGTATGGACCACGTTGTAATTCTTGTCTAGGTCCATCTTTAACTACTATTTCTTTTCCTTTTTTAGGTTTAAATTTCTTTATACCTTTTCCTAATACAATCGACACTCCATCAAAAATAGCTCCAATACCCATACCTTCAACAACATTTTTAAATGTTTTCATGGCAGGGTGATCTTCTTCTCTAGTAGATAAGGGAGTATCAATAAAGTTATAACGATCTCTCAAAATAGCTAGACCGTTATCTTCTTGTGAATATTTAGATATAACATCAGAGGTCGCACCAATTGCTGCACCTCTAACTAATGAACCTCCAACACCACCGATAGCAGTACCGACAGCACCTAGTCCAGCAGCTTTTAAAGCTACTAAACTTGCTGGAACTAAAGTCCCAAAGTGAACAAGACTCCGTAGAGCACCTCCCCACCATGTTTTAGTTTCTATTGGATTAGCGTCATCTACAAACCAGTCATCCCACTCAGCTTTATAACCTTCATCTGTTTGTGATTCTTCTTCCATCTCACCACTAAACATATCAATGGCTCTTTCTGGGAGAGTTACGACAGAGGAAGCTGTATCTTGAATACCTCCGCCAATAGCAGATTGTACTTCTTTAGCAAATCCTCTAACGCCACCACCATCTGATCTATTCCTGGGATCTTTCTGTTCGGCGATTGCTTGCTCTTGCTGACGTTGTAATTCGAGATTTCGCTGTTCTCGCAATGCTCGGGTTTTTTCTTCTTCTTCGATTTCGGTTTGCAACTCAAGCACGGCATCATCCAGAACCTGAGAGTCAATATCAACCTGAAAATAATCAGTTTCAGAACTCATAATTTACCTTAGTAATTTTGTTGTGCTTGTTTTTTAATCAAGTCTTCTTCTTCGTCAATTTTGCTTAGTGGTTGAGGACCTTGGTACTCTTCACTAAATCTGCCTTTGACAGCACTTGGAACCCATTCTTTTCCATTCCATACGACATAAGGTTGTCCTTTTAAACCTCGGATATCTCCTAAGTTCATTGCACCTATGTTTTTATTTGTAGTCTTATACCAGTCTCCAGCTCTTGGACCACCTTCTTTTGCGGTGTTAATTGGTTCGTCTCTACCAAAGAATGTAGAAGTTAGATCATTACTCTTACCTTCAAACGGTCTAAAGTAACCATCTCTATCTTTGTAGTTATCAACTTCACCAAAGAACTCTCGTCTAGATTTTCCTTTAGTTGAACTATATACCCAATCTTTACCATCCCAGACAGCATAACCAATTCGAGTAGCTCCAGGTAACTCTTTCCAATCACCTTTCCGTAATTCAAACTTACCAAGTTGAGGAGTTACTGGCATATCCTTACCAGTCTCTGCTTCGTATATAAACTCAGCTACATCTGGATGTGATACTGATAATTCATTCCAAGTAATAACTCCTTCTCCTTCTCCACTATCTTCCATAAATGCTAAGAATTTAGCTCTAGCTAATTTAGCTGGAGTAGGATATTTACTTAGTAATTTCTTTTGATCTTCAGATAACTCTTCATAAGCTAATTCAATTTCAGATTTAACATATTTTTTCTCCTTTGCTTTATACTTAGAACCTTCTTTTTCAGCTTGAAGCTTGCCAGCCTCTTCTAATTTTCTTGCAGCAGTAACTTGATTAGCTTGAAGTAGAGCGGCAGGGATACCTATCCTTTCTGAAAGTTGTTTAAAAGCTGTAAGTACTGTTTTAGATCCAAATGGTAAATCCATTGCAGCTTTAACATCTTCTTCAAATCCTGGAATTATTTGGGTAGTAAGATGACTTTTATCTATGTTCAAATATTGATAAGCACTCTCCAGTTTTAATCTATTGGTTGTAAACTCACCCCATGTATCAAAGTGACCAGCCTTTGCCCTCTCATATAACTCTCTCATAGTTTCACCATGAGCCACAGCCTCACGAGACAATCCTGTCTTTGGATCAGGTTCTGCTATCTTTAAATTCTTAGCATATAAAGATGGATATAAAAGCTCACCTTGTTGTTTAATAGCTACCCATTTTGAAGACTTTTCAGTTTTACCTATAGAATCTTTTTCTACTTCATCAGCCATGGTTTTAATGGCTTCTTTAGACATAGTAGTCATCTGCGTAGACATACCCATGTTGTTAACAGAGATAGCTTGTTGAAGATATTGCTGTCTTAAAGAAGAGCTTTCTAACTTCATTACTTCAGCAGTTGTCAATATTCCCAGCCTTGCTTTCTTCTCGTACAGAGGAATTAATTCAGCATCATTCTGTGCCTCAGTAGATAAAAGACCTTTTACTTTCTCTGGTAAACCACCGGTACTCCAATCAAATCTTGTTTTCTCATTTTTATAGATGTAATCAATAAGTTCTTCTTTAGTTGGAATATTGGTGTCACTATAAAGATCTTTTCTCATCTGGTTGTAGTAGTTACCTTTATAGTTGGAATCTCTAGTATTAATTGCTTCTAAAGCTTTTGATTTAGATTGCTCAACTGCCTCTAACCAATTATTTACTTGTACATTTGCAAGAGTTGACCCTCCTAATTTTTCAACAACCATTTTGGCTATATCACCTTTACCTTCAGTTATTGAATATAAGAAATTCTCTGTGACAGAATAAGGTAATTGATCTGCTCTATTTAAAGAGGTCATTAAATCTATTTTATAGCGAAGAGCCTCAGCAATATTATTGTTAAATTTACCTTTGTGGAGATCAGCCCATTTATAAATCCCTTCATTAAAATTTTCACCTTTAGCTAAAGTATCAATATTTTTTATATCAAGTTTTTTATCATCTTCCCATTCGCTTTTAAGTATTCCCTCTTGAACGTTTGAAAGAAAATTTGCCTTTATTGAATCAAATTCTTTTTTACCAAAAAATTCGATATATCTATTATCATAACCAGCTGCAATTAAATTCTTTTTCTTAAATTCCCAAAAACCATTTATAAAATCTACTTCTTCACCTAGCTTATTAAATTTTAAAGTTCTATTATTATTAAAAACATATTCTTGTAAATCACTTTTCCATGAAACTTTGTCAGCATTAAAAACCATATTTAATAGTTCTCGTTGTTTCACTCCATCAGCTTTAAGACTTTTGATTGAAGGTATATCTTTATTTTTATAGGCTTCTCCAAGCATCTCTGAGTTTAACTTCAGACCTTCATCCATAAAACCCATTAACTCTTCATATGCCTCACGCTCTGGAGTTCCCTCTTTAAAAGGAATCTTCTTAGCAGCATCTGCATTATATTTATCCCAAGCTATTTTATCTGATAGCTTTTTAGCTGAGGGTATTAATTTAGCTAACTTCTCTACTATTTCTACAGGCATCTTGGCATTCTTTAAACGAGTTTCATCGTTCTCTTGCTCTAAAGTTTCACGCCTGTCATAACTTGTATTTACACCTTGGTACCTTTCGCCTAGTATTGCAGCAAAATCAGGTGCTTCTTCAAAATTAAAAAAACTGTTTGTCATACTAAAATCCTTTTATAGCTCTATATCCAGTTGCAAGAGATGTACCAATAGATAAAGCATCCATAAACATTGCAGCTCCAACGTTCTGCATAACAGGTTGTGGTGGTGCAACGTCTGGGATAGGTTGGAATGCAATCTTGGCAAATGCCTGATCTTTAAATTGTTTATATTTAGATATTTCTACTGAACTCTTACGAGCCAACTCTCTATCGTTAAGAGTTAATTTCCTAGCAATCTCTCCTACATCTCGACCATACTTTGCATAATCTATAACTCCTCTTCTTCTAGTAGATTGTCCAGTTTGACCACTTGCAACTAATTCTCCATATTTACTATTTTCTTGAAGCTTTCTAAATAGTTCAGCGTACTTAAGTTGAGCATCACCTCTGGCGTTGTCCATTGCTTCTTGCTGATCAACGACTGCTTGAGTTTGAGCAAAGGTAGCATTCTGTACATCTTCTTCATATTTAACTTTTTGAGCATTATAAATAGATGTTGTTTGCATCCAGTTACGCTCTCTTCTTTCATTCTCGTATTTGTATCTTCTACGAGCATTCTCATTTGCAGTCCTAGCTGCTGCTCCTAAACACACGGCAAAACTCCATAAAGGATAAATTATTAGGTCCATGTTTTAATTCCCTTAAAAATTTGAACCCCAGGAATCTGAGTAGTTTTATATGAACTCTGTTTCGTTTATCAACGATGTTCCAGAGCAACTTCTCTTGTCTACTTTCCACATATCTTTTTGCTTCTCGAGCAAAAGTTAGTGGGTATTTATGAATAGCTGGTGTACATAGCATCCAGATTCTGCCATCTTCTTGTACGCCGGCTACTCCGGCTAACTCACCGTTGGGAACTGTGAAATACACGGTATCGCCATAATCGGCGCATGCGGGTATTGCCACAACAGGATCATGTCCATGACCCTCTTCAACTTCTCTACGGTCATCTGGTAAAAGATTAGAAGCTACTGTCAAAGCAGCTTCCATCGTTATTGGGTGAATGTAATTAGACACGTTTATAAAATCTATTTGTGAAGTCGCCTTCCCATGCCAATGAAATTAAAGTGGCTGGTGATGGGTGACTTGACTTAATGTTTACGGTTAAGTTTGTATTTCTTTCATAACAAGGTACTGTTTCTATAACTTCATCTACAATCGGTAATCGACTAGCTGATACAACACCGGCTAATCCTAATTCTTTTGTTTCTGTAAAATCAGGTTTTCCTACTCTAGCCAGAGTGGTTGAATAAACTCCTAAAGGACCGAAACTAAATTTAATTCTATGAATAATTAAAGATGATTTAGCATCAGATCGAACTTTATTACCTTCAGCTCTAGTCAGATATAACGTAGGGATTCGTACATCCATTTCAAATAAGTAACCAATAACAAAAGTATTACTTTCCCAATTTCCAGTTATTTCTAAGTTTGATCCATTAACTGTAACTAATGAATAACGCCCTAGATCATTCCCTGCATCGGTGTCATAAGCAACTAATTGTTTTGTACTTTCAAATCCGTTTGGTTTTGGAATAGTAGTTTTAAGAGTTGTAGAACTATATGTACCTGAAGCTGCTGTTACTGATTTACTATGATCCAAATGGACTCTATATATAAGGTCGTCATCTGTATCGGTAGTATTGTTTGTTTCAGTAACAAAATTTCCAGAGTCATCTATTTTTAAAGAATATTTGACTATTTGATCTTTATTATTATTTCTAGTTACCACAAATAATGCATCGTCTAACATGCAATGGTATTGAATATTTCCAGCTACTTCCCAAGTAAACCAAGATTGTAAAAGTCTACTGTCGCCAGAATCAAAATATCTAAAACCATAGATCTTATCTGTATTTTTTACACTAAAGAAAACAACAGAGTTTCCTCTTGATTCAGAAACTATAGATACATCTTTATCTAATAATCTAGAAATAACTTTACTTTGATCTACTACATCAGGTTCACCTTGTCTAACAACATTAGACATCTCAAAGAAACGACTATATTTATTAGCATTATCTATAAAAGCTACTGTTGTACCTAATGAGATAGGGTTAGTTTTTTCATTAAAATTATAAGATGCTACTGAATTAATTTTTGCAGTTTCAGGACTCAAAATATCACTATCAGTCGTCAACATAAACTGTTGATTTTTAGTAAATAAAAGTAATCCCGCATTTATTTCAATACCCGCATAAACAATAGCTGGGTATGTGGAACTACAGGAAAGATCTATAACGTCTTGAGGTGTAAATGTTGTAGCTGTCTTTGACCAAAAATTAAAAAAGTTATTTGGACGAGACATAATTACATTCTCATCACTCAGGAAAACCATTCTATTTCTAAAGAAAACTAATTGATTTACTGTGTTTCCTACAAAAGATGGTTCAGGGTTAGTGGTTGTATCACCTACTTGTGCATTGTCCCAAGTAACTTGCTCAACTTTAAAAGTTCCATTAGCTTGTCTAACTAATTGGACAGGCATAGTAGCTTTATCAAACTCTATGTTTCTGCCAGGTTTTGCACATTCTTCCCAAACACCATCACCATCTCGATCATTATTTCCAAAGAATTTCACATAATAATCATCTTCATCAGCATCACTATTAGCTACTTTTACGACATAGCCGTGCTTACATTGTGAGGGTAAATCATCTACACCTTTAACTTCGCTGGACATTACTTGCAGTAAGTCAGCAGAAGCAGCTGTAGCATTAAAGGTTCCTGAAGCTCTAGTTACATATAGACCATTACCTATTTGTTGAACATTAGCCGAAGTAAAATTACCTGTATCAAGGATTGCTTGTCTAATATCTCCGAGAATAGATTCAGATGTAACTGTAGTCTCAGTATCAAATGGTGTAGGGTTGGGTCGTATCAAACCTAAGTTAGCTTGTACCTGTGTTGTACTGACCTCTTCAATAACTACTTTGTAGTAACCATCATCCATCCAAACATAGAAGTAATCTCCCTGTACCCACTCTTCACCACCATATAAAAGGTCATAAGTAGTTGTATATCTAGCCTGATATGTTGTTTCTTGACTACTACCTGAACCAGTAGTAAATGGTACTGACTGACCAATAGTTCTTATTCGAAAATAGAGTTTCTTACCTCTATTAACAGAAGAATTATTAGCAGCTTTAACATCAATAGTGTATGTATGACTCCCTGAGACAGCATCATCTGTGACGCTTGCTCCGTCAGTTATGTTAAATATTCTTGTCCCAACATTTGGAGCATAAGCATCTCTACCATCTCCAGCACTATCATCACATCTAGTTGATTGAGAAATCCTACTGTTTCTAGCTGGTAAACTTCCATCAGAATTACAATAGTTATTACTTGATTTAACTAGGTCAACACTAATTCTTGTAGCTGTAGAAACAGCTGTAGTGGTTGTGTTGTCATATAAATTGACGGCATATTGCCTAGCATAAGCTTGTGCTCTTAAGTCAATAAATACTTCTGGAGGTCTAACAGTTTCAACAGTAGAAGACATTGCTACTGTTTTAGTTCTGTTAGTTATAAACGTAAAATCATTAAGAGTTAAAGTTTGAATATCTTCATCATTAGAGTGTGTTAAATATGTTGCTAATGCACTTGCGGTACCAGAGTCGTAGTTCACAACCATAGCTGCACCATCACTACAACGCCACATATCTATATCACCACTTCTACTAATCTGACCTATATAGCTTTCTGTTTCATCACGGTAATAAGAAAACCATTTACCGTTAGTTTCCGAATTTAAAGCAGCTGTTCCATTGTCACTAATAGATGCAACTAGCTCTCCTCCAGGACGTTTGAGTAACCCATATGTTACGTCAGGTATTACATTTGTAGCAACACTAACTTGTCCTGGAATTTTTAACTCATCTGGCTGTTGTGATAAACCTCCAGTTAGTGTGGGTATGGTTTGAGTAATACTTGACATTATCTTCTATTAAGTACGTTGTAAGGTTGGTAAGGTCTATAAGCAGTCTCATGCGGCCAGCCCATAAAGGAATGATCACCTTGGTTGCATTCATATTCCACAGCATTTGCCTTAGCAATTTCTAACTGTAGATTTAATAGCTTTACTAATTCTGTGTTGCTAACTAACTGAGCAGCTGCTCTTGTAGCGGCTTGAGAAATTATGTATCTCTGAAATACTGGAGGCACATCTTCAAATGGATAGAGAGTCACAATATCTAAAAAGAGATCCTCTTCAAATTGATCTGTATGATTTACAAGATCGTATAGTCTTCCATTTCTCTTGACTAAATCTTTTGATTTATCAATGTGCTTATCATGTAAGTCATACCTCAAGTAGTTTGTAGGTATGGAAATATATTTTGTAGTTGCATCAGGTGTAACCAATACATGTTCTTCTGTATTGAAATGCCATCCAGCATTTTGTATATCTTTATTCGCTTCAACTAATAAGTTATAAACAAAAGCTGTTTCTGGATTATTAAAATTTAGAGTAGTTAAGGGTGATTGACCTATGCTACCCAAGATTGAGTTAACTGCGGATAGTTCGGTATCGGGGTCAATTGTTGTAGTAGCCATAGATAAAAAAAAAGGGACCCGAAGGTCCCGTATAAGTGTATAAATTAGAATGCAGAAGGAGCAGTAGCACCAACATATAGTTCAACAGCAGCAGCTGGATTTAAGTAGTCTGCGCCCATAGCCATGCGACCTAAGATCACATCACCTTGATAGATTACAGAAACATCTCCGTTTGTTACTTGAACCTGTGGTCCGATTGCCTCAACAACACCAGCAGCTTCTTTCTGGAAGATCAAACCACATGACTTAGCACCTAACTCTGTGTTAGTACCGTAGTCGTTGTTGATTCCTGTAGAAGCACCTGAAGCGTTCTCAGGTGTAGGTCCAATATGAGAACCAAGATTTCCTGGGGAAACCTTACCTGTTGTTCCGCCATAAGCTGTACCATACTTGCCAAGGAAAGGAATATTCATTGACTTGTAAATGTGGATACCAGCTATTTCGATAACGCCGTTACCACCTTGTAAAGCAGTACCTTGAACGTCTCTATTAACAAGACCATTAGAACCTACAGCTTGTACAAGTTCGTAATATTGTCTTGGGTTTAGAACAGCACATCTTCCTTGAGAGCTAACTCCCTTTTCGTCCATAGCAGCAGCGGCATCATAAAATGCTTTTACTAGCTTGTCAGAAAGATAAGCATCAGAATCGTTAGTTGTTGCACCAACTCTGATTTGTGTTCCGCCAGGTTCTACAAAGTTTGTAGCAGAAACTGGTGATGCAGATCTAGCTCCACGTGTAATAGCACGGAAGATTAATCTGTCATATTTTTCAGCAAGAGCATATCCAATCTTCTTAGATATTTCTCCTCGCAATTCGTAGTGCTAATCCCAATGTTTCCAATGGGTTTGGACTATATCTTCATCTTAGGATGAGTTAATAACTCATTTAAGATGTTGGATGCTAATGGTGTATTACATGGGACGCTTCCCAAACCACCTAGTCTCTGAACCTTCCTCTTAAGCGTAAGAGGCTCGGCTGCTGATCGCCATTTTAAAGGGTTCCAGCAATTCTTCCAATTTTACTTGACCCACTATATTAAGCCAAGGTCTCATCTAGGTCATACACGAATGCAGAACTGATAAGTAGATCATCCATGTTGATGGTCTTCTCAGCTACTGGAGGAGCCTTGTCAGCGTTACCCAATATGGGTGTTCCAGGAACATGGAAATCACTTGTCATGCGTCCTGTGTAGATGAACTGCAATGATTTGCCGTTCTTAAGTGTTCTCTTTGTTACGAGGTCTCTAGCAATTGTTTCATGCTGGAAGCCTTTAAACATCTCTCCTGAGAACAATTTTAAATAGAGTGCGTACTTATCATTAGCACCATCGTAACCTGTGCCTGTAGATAGATTACTTCTACCTATGGCAACTTGATTAGCATTAGCCATTTTTGTTTAAAAAAAATTGTATTGTTTACTTTCTTCCGTACAGAATTTTTTTGATCATTTTTCGTGGTCTATCCCACCGTCTAGACGGCTGATTGGTATCCTCCTTGGAGGGCAAAAAGCCAAAGTGATAAGGGAGGACTTGCACCTCCCTGTCGGCTTACCGATTATCTTTTTGTGTATGTGATGCCACGATACTTAAGTAAAGTTTCTCTTTTGGAATCTCTTTGCTCTTTGATTCGAGCTTGTAGTTCTACTGGAGTCATGATTCACCTCAGTACCTGACCCCCGTTCCATGGTCAGATCTCATGCGTCCCTGAGTGGGATGAACGGACGTGTCATCTTTTGGTAAGTTGTTCCAATGCCGCATAACACCGGAACATATAAATAGATTAGTTATTAATGTTAAATATAAAACAAATTTTTCAACCAATTTCTGGAGCTGTTAGTGCAATATTTGTAGACTCAGCAGATGCTAAATCGAGTGGGAAGTTGTGAGCGTTACGTTCATGCATAACTTCCATACCTAAGTTCTGTCTATTCACAACGTCAGCCCATGTAGGAATAACTTTGCCATTACTATCAACGATAGACTGGTTAAAGTTGAAACCGTTAAGGTTAAACGCCATTGTACAAACACCCATAGCTGTTAGCCATATGCAAACAACGGGGAAAGTAGCCAGAAAAAAGTGTAAGCTACGAGAATTATTAAAAGATGCATACTGAAAAATTAGTCTACCGAAATAACCGTGAGCTGCAACGATGTTGTAAGTCTCATCTTCCTGACCAAACTTATAACCATAGTTCTGCGATACCAAACCAGTTGTTTCCTTAATAAGTGAGGAAGTAACAAGAGATCCGTGCATAGCAGCGAAAAGAGATCCACCGAATACCCCAGCAACACCGAGCATGTGGAACGGATGCATAAGGATATTGTGTTCTGCTTGGAATACGAACATG